GATGTCGAGATAGGCATTGACAGGGTGTATGCACTCCATAGCCAGGATATGATAGTCTATTTTAATACCCTGAAGCATACCTTGAGCCAGAAAGAGGAGTACAGCCGCAAACTGGACGCGAGCCAACTGCCGACAAACCAGATCGACAAGAAGGCCGAATACCATTTCATGGATGCAGAGAGGTATTTGGTTGCTAGCGGTACTGGGCGAAGGCCGATATTTGAGGCGTAATTGATATGGCGTTTAATGTGAAGGACTGGTTCAAGGGCACGTTCAGGCTGGGCGGTACAGCGGTTAGCGTAATGGAGGTGCCGCCTGGGTGGAGCTATAATGCCTATCTGACCGTGTATGGCGAGGTTGGATGGCTGTTCGCAGCCAACAATATCATCAGCGAGAACGTGGCTGATGTCCGATGGGGACTTTACAATAACGACGGGGGCCGTAGGGGAGACCAGGTAGACGGGCATCCGCTTATGGACATGATGGCGTACGTCAACCCGTTTCAGACGAAATACCAGTTCCTCCAGCTACTGCAATTGTACATCGGCCTGGTAGGCGAGGCATTCATCGTGCTGAACTTTAACAGGCTGGGCGTACCCGCCGAAATGTGGCTGGCCCCGCCGCAGTATATGAGCGTTGTTACCAGCAGCACGACCTACATTGACCACTACGAATATAAAAAGGGCAGCGACCATATGCGGCTTGAGGTGCCAGAGGTCATCCATATAATGAACCCGAATCCGGCCAGCCCATACAGGGGCATCGGCACGGCACAGACTATCGGCGTCGATTTGGACAGCGAGAAACATGCCGTCCGGTACCAGAACCGCTTATTCTATAACGACGCTACGCCAGGCATGCTCATTGAGTACCCTGAGATTCCGGAGAAAGGTCAGCGGGATGCAATCCGGCAGGAATGGAACGAGGTGCATCGGGGCTGGAGGAATGCTCGGAAGACTGGTTTCCTATGGGGCGGGGCCAAGGCCAGCACGCTGGCCCTATCTAACAAAGACATGGAGTACTGGCAACTTCGCAAAATCAACCGTGAGACGATACTGGGAGCCTACCGCATCCCGACGAGTATGATCGGCCTGGAAGGGCCAGGGAGCAGGGCGAGAGTCGAGGCCGATGAGTTGGTCTTTGCCAAATATGTACTCAAGCCGGCCCTCACCAGGATCAAGGAGGCGTTCAATGAACAGCTTGTGCCGCTATACGACACCGGCTTCATACTCGATTTCGACGACGTAGTTCCGGAGAATAGGGCGGCGACGGTCAGCGAGGTCAAGGAGTTGTACCCCATAGGAATCTACACGCTACAGGAGAGCCGTATCCTGCTGGGCGTGAACGCAGACCCTGCCCCTGGGGAGACGTTTGCTGCGCCTCCTGCGGTGCCGATGGGCAGGGCCATAGACGCGGCAGGAGGCGATAGCCCCAGGCTCCGTTCAAGTAGAGCCAAAAGTGTGGAACAATGGAAGGCGATCGATGACCATGCCGAGGAGAACGAGAAGCTGTTTCTGAAACTCTTTAGGCGGTTGTGGTTTGAGCAGATGGTTGAGGTGGTTGACCAATACACCCTCACGGGCAGCATTATGGATGCCGAGGCAGAGGCAAACGCCTGGAGTGAGGCATTCCTTCCGTTGTATACGCAGGTCTATGAGGATGCTTTCTCGGTGACATCGGAGGGTGGGAGGATGACGCCTGCCCATAGGCAAGCCCCAGGCTTACTTAGTCCCTGGGCGTTGGAGTGGCTTGCCACCCGCTCACTTACTACCGCTCAACTGGTCGGCCATACCACAGTGACGGAACTGAGGAAGGCGTTAGTTGAAGGGTTCGAGGCCGGTGAAAGTATCCCGCAACTGTCAGCACGGATTATGAAATATTACAAAGCCGGCTTTGAGAAGCGTGCCCCCATGGTGGCACGCACAGAGGTAAGTGCAGCCAGTAACGAGGGTGCTATAGGCGGCTGGGAGTATAATGGCGTCGAGAAAGTTGAGTTTCTTGCGGCCCCAGATGTTACTTGCGATGAGTGCGAACCCAGGGATGGGCAGGTGTACGCGATAGACGAGGCACGAGGGAACATCCCAGTACACCCTAACTGCCGGTGTACATGGGTTCCGGTGATAGATTAGGAGGTTCGACAATGGATATGAGGAAGACTCTTTTGCCCATGACGGTCAAGGATGTTGGCGACCGGCAGCTTGAGATGGCCGGTAGTACTGAAGATATTGATCGCATGGGAGACTCGATCAGGTCGGCGGGCTGGCAATTAGCACCGTTCAAGAAAAACCCCGTCTTCATGTGGGGCCACGATTACAGCCAGCCGCCCATCGGGCGGGCTCGCAGGGTGTGGTTGGACAAAGAGACCAGGCGGCTCATGTTCAATATAGAGTTTGCTGATCGCGACATCTATCCATTCGCAGATACCATCTACAAGTTGTACAAGGGCGGGTTCCTGCACGCCACCAGCGTCGGATTTATTCCTCTAGAATGGGAGGGGAAGGACGAGGATAACCAGGCCCCTAACCGGACGGGGAATGTCTTTACAAAACAGGAACTCCTGGAGCTATCAGCCGTGCCGGTGCCCGCTAATGCCCATGCCCTAGTGTCGGCACGCGAGCAGGGGTTGATAACGGTAAAGGAGTTTGAGGCTGTCCTCGAGGGGTCAGACGTCGCCTCGGTCGATACCGTGAGCAAACCTGAGGAGACGGATAACTACATACGCATTCCTGTCGCAGCCGAGGAGGGCAAGCATGGCGATTGCACGGAACTCAGGACGGTAGACGTCTCAAAGGCGAAGGGGATTCGGGCCATCTATTGTGTCGCTCACAAGGTCATAATCTCCTACCTTTTCGACAAGGGCAACGCTGAGAAGTGGACGATCACTACTGCCCAGGCATGGGTGGACGGCCACGAGAAGAACGCCCTGCCGCCGGACACGGAGCCAGTAGCGTCCGGAGTGACGGAGACAGACTCATCTGCGGATGAAGAGACACACAAACCGAATCAGATTGGCCAGGAGCAGATCATGGACGACCTGAGCTACATAAAGGCAACCATCGAAAGGGAGGGGCTGTCGAAGCAGGCAATCCCTGGGGCTTTGGCTCTGGCCGGTTCGATTATTTCGCGTTCAATGGGTGACGACATACCCATAGAGATACTACATAAGGTCGGGGCAGTGCTGAACGCCAAGAACAAAGGGCGGCTATCTCAAATACAGGAGCTTGCCCAGGAAGTTCTCGACAGTGCAGCTACTACTGCTGATGACGGCGTGAGGCAGCTTGATTCGCCTGAAGATACGCCAACAGAGGCAGACCTGATCAGGCAGCGGAACTCAGACGTAGCCGAGGTGACGATGGGCGTCATCGCACGTCTACAGGGAAAACGACTATACTAACGAGGAGAGAGACCTATTATGGAAGAAAACGAGAAGCAAGAAATCGCAATGGTGGTCGCTGATGAAATCAAGGCCAGCGGACTGCTCGGCACTAGCCGCAAGTTCGTCCCAGAAGAGGCCGGCGAAAGCATCCCGCCGTCCTCCACCCAAATGGGCGACAGCCCAGAGGACAAAATCTTCGCCGACCGCAAGGGCGGCTTCCGAGATCATGGGGAGTTCATCGTCGCCATCACCGGCAAAGGCGCCAGGCATTATGGGACTGCCCATTTCCAGAAGCTGAAAGACTGGCAGAACGCCGTCACCAAAATCGCGGGGACGCTGAACGAGGGCGATATGGCTCAGGGTGGATACCTGGTGCCCGTAGAGTTCAGAGACCAGCTACTCAAAACATCGCTGGAGGCGTCGATTGTGAAAGCGAGGGCCACCGCTATACCGATGCAGACAAACCGCATCGTCATCCCAGCGGTGGTTGATACCGACCATTCGACTAATTATTTCGGCGGGATTATCCCTGAACGCACTGGGGAGCATGGGGATAAAGGCGTGACGAAACCGACATTTGACCAGGTGGCCCTGACGCTGCACAAGCTTACAGGGATGGTGTACGTCACCGACGAACTCCTGGAGGACAGCCCGATTTCCATCCCGCCGTTGCTGGACGCATTGTTTGGCGGTGCCATCGCATTTGAGGAGGATGATGCTTACCTGCAGGGCACAGGCGTCAACATGGCTCTCGGTGCGTTCAATGCGGGAAATCCGTGCCTCGTAACGCAGGCGATTGAACCGGCACAACCGGCAAACACTATCCTCTGGCAGAATATCATTAATATGTGGAGCCGTTTGCATCCTCCTAGCATGAAGAACGCGGTATGGGTTGCAAACATCGAGTGTTTCCCGCAACTAGCCAGCATGGCAATGGCCGTAGGTGCTGGCGGCGTCCCGGTCTGGATGCCAGGAGACGGGATAGCCGGATCGCCATTTGGTACTTTGATGGGCCGCCCTCTGTTCCTGTCGGAGAAGATGCAGGCCCTGTCCGCTGCTGGGGATATTGGGGTTGGCGACTTCAGTCAATACCTGGTAGCACAGAAGTCCGGTGGTGGCCTACAGACCGCCACTAGCATGCACTATCATTTCAACTATGACGAACAGACGTTTCGGTTCGTGCTCCGTTATGACGGGCAGCCATGGTGGCTCTCAGACCTGACCCCGAAGCGGGGAACAAACACTCTGTCGCCGTTCGTTATACTGGCAGCCCGACCGTAATGGGTCAGAAAATCATTAGAGTAGGAGACTGAAATGCAACTCTCACAGATAGCGAAGATCATCGGAAGCATCCAGCCTATAGATACCGGCGGCGTTGCCCGCCTCGGTGCCCATGTGAACATGTCGAAATATGAGCATGTCGCATTCATTGTTAGCGTCGGAGCCATCGGTAACAACGCCACCGTCACCGTGCTAGCCGGTACGGATTCCGTCGGGACTGCCGGCGTGGCACAGGCGTACAGGTACTACCTATCGACCGGCGGGGCACCGTTGGTTACAGAGGTATCTAGCTCGCTGGTAGGCGTCTCGGCTGCCGGTTACACCCTGAACGCCGCCACTGATGACAACGAGCTGATGGTCATTGAGGTGGACGCCGCCGAACTCGCCCTCCCAGCGTCGAAATACTACGTGGGCGTCAATGTGGCCAATGCCGCTGCCTGCCTTGTAAGCGTGGTAGCGATCTGCCTGTGGCCACGGTACGCAGCAGACCCGTCTGCCATGCCGAGTGCTATCGTTGCCTAGGTACCAGTGCTAATGGCATAGAGGGTTAGGCAGGGCCTCGACAGCAGGCCCTGCCTAACCCTGACGGATTGAATCACCGCCTGGAAAGAAGGCGGGAAGGAGGTAACAAATGACTACAGGAACGGGGTCGGGCTTTGTGCCAGGCCGACAGCTGCTTAATATCG